AAAAATTCTATTATAAATGTAAATAAATTAATAAGAGCAGGAGTTAAAGGCCAAAAGACACCAGCACAAGTAGAAAAGGAAATTAAGAAATATTTACAGGGGAATGGTGGTAAAGCATTAAGTATTGCAAGAACAGAAACAAATACACATAAGAGTTTGGCAAAGTTAGATGCAGGAAATTTAAGCACCAAAAGAGGCAATTTAATGAAAAAGACATGGATATATACAGGAGCATCTTCTGACCCAAGACCAAGTCACCAAGCAATGGATGGAGAAACAGTTGTTGGAGTAGATACATATTTCAGTATAGGAACAGTAGCACCACAACAATTTGGCGACCCATCAGAAGATATAAATTGTACTTGTAGTTATGTTGTTGAATATATAACACCATTAGATTTTGAAACAGATGAGTTTAAAGAGTATGTAAAAAATAATTAATAATTGGCTTTATCCTATGTGCCAAGCATAAGCGAAACAAATGGAAAGAAGGAAGGTATATGTTATGGAAAATAACAAGGATGTAGTTGTTGATACTACAATTGAAACAGAATCAGCAGAAAATACTTTTACACAATTGATGTTAATAATATAGTTGCTAGGAATGTAAAAGAGGAAACAGAAAAGATTTTAAGAGGACTTGGTGTGGAGGATTTTGAAAATGCTAAAAAAGGTTTAGCAGGATATAAGAAATATCAAGAGAGTCAAAAAACAGAGTTGGAGAATGCCACAACAGAATTATCTGTAAAGGATAAAGCAATTCTAACATTGACAGAAAAACTTCAGGGGCAAGAATTATCTATGAGTGCAGATGAAATATTAAAAGGGTTTGATGTAGATACTAAGCATAAAAGCACAGTATTAAAACTCGTTGATAGGAATGACCTGTTTGAAGGGGAAAGTTTGAAAACAGATGAATTTAAAACAAGAATACAAACAACATTAGAAAAGGATTTATCTATGTTATTAGAAGATGGTAAAGTAACAAAGGCTGGAATTGAAACCAAAGAGCAAAAGCCTAAAGTAACAGCCAACAAATATTTGGAGGCATACAAAAAGCTCAAAGATAAATAAAATAAGAGGAGGAAATTATTATGGCAGTAGATACTGCAAGAAAAGTAACAGGATATAGTGATATATCAGAACAAGTATTATCAGAAGCATCTATAATTAAACAAATTTCAAGAAAGGACATTATAGGGACACCGGGAACAACTACTGTAAAAGTATATGTTCACGAATTAGCAACAATTGCTGATTATGTACCTGGAACAGGAGTTTCGTTAACTGCTGATGGGTCTGCTTATGTAACAATAAGTAATCTTAAAGAAAAAGCAGTAAATGAAATCTTAGATGGTTTCACTGTTGAAACAGCACCAACTGATTATGTAGTTCAAAGATTAGTTGCAGCAATGGAAGCAAGTGGAGAACAAATTGATGATGATGGATTTATTAAAATGGAATCAGATGGAACAGAGTTAGTTGCAGCGGGTGGATTATTACCTACGGTTGCTACAATCTATGAAGACATTTTAGATTTAAAATTAGCATTAGATTTGGTTAAAGCACCTAAGAAGAAAAGAAATCTTGTAATGACACCAACAATGGAAAATTTAATGTTAGATACTGATAGTAAATTAATACTTGACACTTCAAAAGGTGATTCAATTATAACTGAAGGTTATATTGGCAGAGTATTAGGATTTGATGTATTTTCTACAACTGCATTACCAGTAGGAACTAATATGATAGCATCACAAGAAAGAGCCTTTGTATTTGGAGATGCTTTTACAAGAGATGTAAGAGTTCAATCTTTAGATGGTTCAGGTCAATTTATTGGAGATGCAGCAGTTCAAGGTCGTTGGGCTTATGTAAGTGGAGCAGTTAGACCTACACTTATCCAAGTTAATAATGGCGCAGCAGCAACAGTATAAGAATTTATTAGAGAGGAGCGATAATTATGGCTATAACTAGAAGTCAATATTTAACAGTAGCAGAATTACAAACAATAATGAATGATAAGAGTTCATATACAAACAATAATGAAACATTATTTAAGATATATGAAGCATCTGAACAATTGAAAGCACATTGTTACCAATGGGCTACAACAACAGATTATACTACTGTTTTAGCACCCAATGCATTGAAATTAGCGACTGCTTATCAAGTTTATTATAATGATAATAATTCTGGAATGGATGATGAATATATTGGAAGTTCAGAAGGTTTTTCATTAGGTAAGTTTAGTGAAAGTAAAGGTGTGCCGGGTAGCACTTCAAAGGAATACCAAAAAATCGCACCGAAAGCACAGAGATATTTAATTCAGGGTGGATTAATAAGTAGAATATTATAATGTAAAGGGGGGCAACTCCCTTAAGTTATAAAGGAGATGATAGAATGGTAAGACCAATTCCAAGAAAAAGATTGCCTAACACAGTAACCCATAAATATAATTTTACCAACAATGGTGAAAGTAGAGTTGTTGATTTTACACGAGTTATTAAGTATGTAAAAGTTGAAGAACATAAAGTATTGAAAAAGAGTAGAGAAGGTAAAGAGATTGTTGGGAATGCAATGTTATTCTATGATTATGTAACTTCTAAACCATCAGGAATAAGTTTTAAGAATAGAGATTTAATAGTTTTCAATGGAAAGACCTATGAAATAGTTGATATTGATTGTTTGAGAGCAGATACTAATGAGCCACATCATTATGAGATAATGCTTAAATGAGGAAGTTTACTAGTCATGCCCAAGCAAGTAATTGGTTAAATTCCATTGTAAGAAAGACAATAGTTGGTAGTACAAGAGCCGTATCACAACAAGCATATAAGGATGTTAAAGAATATGTCCCTTATGATGTTGGGACAATGTATGATAGTGGGACTATACATAGTGATTTTAATAGGGGAATAGTTAGTTTAGTAGCCCCCCAAGTTAGAAGATTATATTATGGAACATTTAGTGCAGGTGCAGGGAATAGACAAGCAATCCCGTTTTGGTGGGAAAAGACCAAAGATAAAAATTATGGTAAATGGAAAACTATAACTACAAAAATATTTAATATAAATAAGAGGTGATAATGTGAACATAGAAGAATTTATAACAGGCATAATAACTAGGCTTAATACTCTAGGGGCGAAAACATTTAGTCCGGAGTTGCCGACAGTTGATGATTATGATGAGGATATGGCATTGGCAGTAACATTGTTAGGTGGTAAAGGGCAGAATTCTTTAGGGGCAACAAGATTATATAATACAATATTATTCAGAGTAATTATAAGAGGTGCTAGGGATAATGATACCGAAACAAGAGAACTCGCTGATAGTGTATATAATAAATTAAATATGGCACATGCAATCGCTTTAACAGATTCAAGAATAGAGATAATATATGCAGATAGTGATATCCAGTATATAGAAAAAGATGAGAATGAAAGAATATTATATAATATTAATTTCAGAGCAATAATAGAATAAGGAAGGAGAAATAAACATGGCTTATATTTCAGGAATAGATTACAAGTTAGAGGTTGATGTAGATTTAACAGGCGCATCACCAACATTTACAGAAGTAGATATCATAAGTGGTGATAACAATTGGGGGGAAGTAACAGATACTTTTTATAAGTTAGATTCTTATATAGCACATAATAAAGTAACTGCATTAGACCCTGAATTTAGTTTTACCATTAAAGTTGATAGTGGAGATACAGCAACTGGATTTTTATTAGCAAAAAGATATACCAATGAAAGAACATTTGATGCTAGAATTACTGACCCAGCACAAACATCAGTATTATTATTTAGTGCCGAATTAACACAGATAAGTGACCCAAGAACAATAGAAGATGTAATTGCAATAGATATAACATTGAAAATTGCAGATGGAGCAATAACTATATCAGTGTAGGAGGGTTGTAACAAACCCTTTTACAACAATATTTAAGGAGGACAAAATGGAATTTATAGTTGGAGATTATTTTTATGAAACAGATTATAATATAAAATTTAAAGATACAACAAAAAAGATAAAGATTGTTTTAACTTCTGATGAGATGAAGATAATAGAAGATATCTTTAAGTCACAGACAGTTATTGAAGAACAAAAAGCAACATTTATAGAACAAAAAATAAGATTAAACAAACTTTTAACAATTGAAACAGATAAAGTTGAAATAAGAAAGTTGATTAAAGATTTAGAAAGTATAGAAATAGAAGAAAAAGAATTAAAGGAAACAGTAGAACAACAAAATTTAGAACAAAATGATGAGTTTGAAAAAATGGTGTTTAAAGATAATCTACAATATTTAAAAGCAAATATGCCATCTAGTGAGTATGACAGATTGAGTGAACAGGTGGGTTTGGACTTAGTCGGAGAATATTTAGCAAAAAAGAAGGAACAATATATGAATATGAACCGACAATTGGATGGGAACAATTAACAAAGGTAATAATAGAAGGTAAAGAATATAAATTAAATATAGAATTTAAGAATGTAATGAAAGCAATTAAATATTCAGGCAATAAAGAGGTTGATAAGTGTTTAAATGAGTTAATTACATTAGATATAGAGTTAGACATTAAGCAGAAAGTAAAATTAATCAATAAAATATTCAGTAGTTTGTTTAAGCCGGGTAAAAGTGGTGGTAAAAAGAACTATGATTATTTAGTGGATTACAGGCTTATATGGGATAGTTTCAAAGGGCATAGGTTAATAGACCTTAATAAGGATAAAATCAACTGGTGGGAGTTCTCTGCATGTTTAGAGGGGCTTTTATTAGAGGGTGGAAGTTCAATAGCCAAAGTAGTAGAAATAAGACAAACTAAAATTCCAAAACAAGATAAATATAATAAAGAATATATACAAAATTTAAGAAGTCTTAAAAGCAATTATGCTTTAGCAGAAACAGGGAAAAAGAATAAAGTATTAGGTGATTTATTTAATTTTTTAAAGATAAAGGCAGGTGAGAAGAATGGCAGATGCAAGGGTTGATTTTAAAGTAAATTATGATACAACAGGTGCTCAAAAGTCAGTTAATAAATTTGGGTCAAGTTTAAAAAACATTGCAAAAATAGCAGGAGCTGCTTTTGCTGTGAAAAAGATAGTAAATTTTGCCAGTGAATCAATAGAATTATATAATGCTCAAGTAGAGGCAGAAACAAAACTCGAGGAAGTAATGACAAAGAGAATTGGGGCAACTACTGCACAGATAGAGGAAACAAAGAAGTTGGCAAGAGAACAACAAAAGATAGGTATCTTTGGAGATGAATTAATAATACAGGGGCAACAACAATTAGCAACATTTGCAAGTACAACTGAAACAGTTAATTTATTAACACCTGCTATGAATAATTTAATAGCACAACAAAAAGGTGTAAATGCAGGGCAAACTGATTTTGTTAATATAGCCAATTTAATGGGTAAAGCATTACAGGGGCAATCAGGTGCATTAACAAGAGTTGGTATATCATTTTCAGATGCACAGGGTGATATATTAAAGACAGGTACTGAAATGGAAAGAGCAGCAGTATTAGCCCAAGTTATTACTGACAATGTTGGTGATATGAATGTAGCATTAGCAAATACAGATGCAGGTCAAATAGCAAATGCAACAAATGAGATTAATGATATGAAAGAAGAAATAGGGGAAATGTTAATACCACTTAAAGTTGGATTTTATGAATTTGTAAGAGATTCAGTAGTTCCTTTTATGAACAATAATTTTATACCAGCAATAAAAGATGTTGGTAAATGGATTGGTAAAATGGGTACTAAAATAGATGATGCCGGATTAGATGCCGGTACATTAGGTAGTAGTTTTATAACTGCCGCAGGTATGGTATGGTTAGCAATGCATGGACCAGCAGGAATGGTGGCAGCATTAGCATTAGCAACAGTTTCGTTAAATGATGATTTTACTAAAATTGCAGGTTGGATAGAAGCCAATGGTGGGTTTTGGGAAAATTGGAAACAAGGTGTTGGTGTTATATGGAGATCTATTACTGGTTGGATTGGTGGGACTAATGATGAATTAAAGAAATTTAATAAGTCATTAGCAATAGCTAATAGTAGATGGTCAAGTTTAAAAGGTAAAGGTGGAGGATTTTCTAACGGTGCTGGTGGCGGTGGCGGAGGCGGCAAAGGTAGAGGTTTTGCTAGTGGTGGAAGGCCACCTGTTGGAACAGCTTCAATGGTTGGTGAAAGAGGACCGGAAATGTTTGTGCCTAGTACAGCAGGAACAATAATACCTAATAATAAATTAGGTGGTAGTTCTATAACTAATATTCATGCTTCGTTTAAAATAGGTGAAAATGATATGCAAGTTATATTAACTGATATGGTAAGTAGAACATTAAAACAAGCAGGGGCTGATTTATAATGGTTCTAAAAGTTAGATTTAATTCAGTAGATTATGATATTATTTCAATGGGGTCAAATGCATTGGCTGATATTATGCTTATGAGATTTTCTGCAACTCAAACACAATTAACTAATTTTAGTATAGATTTTACAGGTAAAGTAATGGCAGATTTGCCAATAAAGTATCAAGAGATACAAGTTGTTGATACAAATACAATACCTGATACAGTTTTATACACAGGTTATATTGATTCAATTCAGTTGCCCGAGTTTAGGACAGGGTCAGAAGTGTTGAGATTAGGGCTAACATTATTAAATCCAATAGCACTTGCTGTTAATAGAACTATAAGTATAAGTAAAAGAAACACACCATTAGCGACAGTTGTAGGGATTATATTAGCACCATTAGTAGCAGATGGATTTACTATTGAAGAAAATAATTTAAGTACAACAAAGAATGTTACAATAAAAGATAATATGATATCAATAGAGAAGTTAATGAATAAATTGAGTAATAGAGAAAATTTCACATGGTATATAGATAAAGATAAAAAGATGTATATTAATCCAGTAGAGGAATTAAGAGCACAAACACCAATATTAGTATTTGATACAAATAATGATATAACATTTGCTGCTGCTAATTTAGCACCCAGTATAGAGGCATTGGATTATGCCAATGTATTGAATGTTAAAAATCAAAATGTTTTAATTAGTGGTTATACTGGGCTTTATAATCAAAGTTTTAGTGCTGGTGATATTGTTATGTTTGAATATCCTTTTTCAATAAGTGCAACATCAGGGGCAAGAATAACATCTGAAGATGGTGGTTCAAGTGATACAATATTATTTGATATAGCAGATTTAGCTACATTTGCTTATGGTTTAGTAT